TGGAAGTTTAATAATAAGTTTATTATGAAACATAATACATCAGAAAATGTATAAATAATAATAAAGAGGAATACTCATGGGCGCTAAAGACGCATACACTGACGGTACATATCAGGGACAAGAACGAGCTGCTCAACTGTATTCCGATATAGATTTGTTTTTTGGACCTAAGACGGGAACAAATGATATCAACAAGGTAACAGATTTTACGGCCGTCAAACGATCTGTCAGAAATCTTGTTCTAACTAACTTCTATGAGAAACCCTTTCATCCCGAAATTGGTTCTGGTGTGAGAGATATTCTATTTGAGCCTATGACTCCTATCACGGCATATGTTCTTACCATGAAGATAGAAGAGGTGATTGAAAACTTTGAACCAAGGGCTAGACTCGTTGGAGTTACAGCCACACCTAATCTTGATAACAATGCATATAATGTTTCAATTGAGTTTTATGTTGTCAACGCACCCACAGAACTTGTCAACATGGAAGTTCTATTAGAGAGATTACGATAATGGCAGCAAACAGACAGCGACTCAGTGTAACAGAATTTGACTTTGATGAGGTTAAGGATAACCTAAAACTTTTCATGCGAAATCAGACAGAGTTCAAGGACTATGACTTTGAAGGTTCTGGTCTGTCTGCTCTTCTGGATGTCCTTGCATACAATACGCACTATCTTGGTTTCAACGCAAATATGCTTGCAAATGAAATGTTCCTTGACTCTTCTCAACTGAGGTCAAGTGTAGTTTCTCATGCGAAGACCTTGGGATACACCACTCGTTCTGCAACAGCATCTAATGCGGTTGTTGATATTTTTCTTAACACAACGAATGCAAGTGCAACGATGCCAGCAGGAACAGTGTTCAGTGCTAGTGTTGGAGATGAATCTTATCAGTTTGTAACTATATCTGATGTAACTTCATCTAACAGTGGTTCGACAATTGCCTTTAATGATGTTAGAATTTATGAGGGAAGTTATGTTTCAAGTCGATACGTTGCTGACACTCAGAATGTTGAACAGAGGTTTCTAATCAATGATGATCGTGCAGATACAACAACCCTTTCGGTTGTGGTTCAAAACTCTGCAACGGATACCACACAGACAACCTTTACTCAAGCAACAGATATTTCTGGACTAACCTCTACATCGAATGTATATTTTATTCAAGAGGTTGAGGATGGTCAGTATGAAATTTATTTTGGTGACGGTATTCTGGGTTCTGCGATAGAAGATGGTAATATTATTATCATGCAATATGTTGTGACTAATAAGGGCGCAGCTAACGGTGCAAGTACGTTTACTTCATCTTCTGCAATCGATACGGTCAATAGTGTTAATGTTGTTACTGTTTCAATTTCTGATGGTGGATCAGAACCAGAGAGTATTGAATCTATCAAGTACAACGCACCGTTAGATTATGCATCACAGGGCCGATGTGTTACAACAGAAGATTACAAGACATATGTTAAACAGTTGTTCGCAAACACTCAAGCGGTTTCTGTTTGGGGTGGTGAGGATGGTTCATTTAATCCGGTTACTGGTGTGTCTGATGTTGCAGAGTATGGTAAAATTTTCATTAGTATTAAGTCAACCACAGGACTAAATCTAAATGAAATTCAAAAGGCACAGTTAGTAACAGATTTGTCTCCGTACACTGTAGCGTCTATTACTCCCGTAGTCGTAGATGCAGAAAATCTAAACATTATCCTTAACGTCAATTTTAAATTCGATAGTAACAAAACAACAAATTCTAGAGAATCGTTAGAGACACTTGTACAGTCTACTATCACAAATTATAATACTGATTACTTAAAAGTATTCAACTCTGTTTTTAGACATTCTCAGTTTACTTCTTTGGTTGATGCTAGTGATACTTCAATATTGAGTAATATCACTACGGTAACTCTGGGTAGTTTTTACACACCAAGTACATCAGGTTCCTTTTCTTTCACAGTTCATTTTGGAAATCAACTGTATAATCCCCACTCTGGTCACAATTCTACATCAGGTGGTATAATTTCATCAACAGGTTTCTATATACAAGACAACACAAATGAAATGTTCTTTGATGATGATGGCGCAGGCAACCTCCGCATTTATTATTTGGTTACCGGAGCAAGAACCTATTATGATTCTTTCGCTGGAACTGTAGATTACACAACTGGTTTAGTTTCAGTTAATCCAATTTATATAACATCTGTATCTAATGTTGATGACAATGCATCAACAGCAATAAGATTGACTGCAATACCAGCATCCAATGATATTGTAGGTAAGAGAAATCAGATTGTTGAAATTGATCTTGTAAATACGTCAGTCTCAGGAGGACAGGATACAATTGCAGTCAATACTGCGGGGGGCTCAACGAGTTACGTCACATCAACTAATTACGCAACGCCGTCGAGTTATTAATCATGGCTCCACCCTTTGACCTATCTTGGACCCCAACTTTAGAGAATAAACTTAGTACTCAGATTGATGGTCAGCTGCCTGACTTCATTGCTGAAGACCACCCTATTTTTTCTCAATTTTTAAAATCGTATTACCAGTTTCTTGAATCTGGTGAACTACAACTAACAGTTAATATTGACAACATTCTTATAGAAGTTGAGACTGATAATGCCCTTCTTAATGAAGATGGAACTTTGATTGTCACAGAAGTTGGTTCTGGCTCCACAGGCAAATTTATCGAAGGCGAAATTATTACTGGCGGCACGTCTTATGCCACCGCAAAGGTTCTTGTTGAAGACCTCGGTAATGCGACACCAAGATTATTTATATCCTCACAACAATTGTTTGAGACAGGTGAAACTGTAACTGGTGGAACTTCTGGTGCGTCTGGTGTAGTTACAAGATATCGTGCAAATCCTGTTCAGAATATTCAACAGATGTTGGCTTATGCTGACATTGATAATACCATTTATGACTTTATTGAAGAGTTTCGCAAATCCTTTATGGCTGGAATTCCTACTAATCTTGCAAATGGAATTAACAAGAGAAATTTAGAAAAACATATTGGTGAGTTGTATCGACGGAAGGGAACTAAAGAAGCCGCTAAACTCTTTATGAGAATCCTTCTGGATGAGGACGCAGAGGTGTTCTATCCAAATCAATATATGTTGAAATCATCAGCAGCAGATTGGGATAACCCTACTGTTGTTCGTTGCTCCTCTGTTGGTGATGTTGTCGCAGATGAACTTATAGGTCAATCAATTACTGGAACAGACAGCGATGCAACTGCGCTTGTTGAAAATTCAACAACCTTTTCTGTCTCTGGTGGTATTTCATATATTGAATTTCAGATTTCAAATGTAGTTGGAAGTTTCATTAGTGGTGAAAACATATATGGTATCTCTGGAACAAGAGACGTAAAATATAATTTTACTATTACTGATATAATTTCATCAGTTACAATCTCCAATGATGGGACACTATACCAAACGGGCGATCTGATTGACCTTGATACATCTGCCGCAGTTGGTAGTGGCGATATTTCAGCGACCGTTGGTGATGTTGAAACGGGTTCTATTTCGGGCGTTGCAATTGATGATGGGGGAACCAATTATGAAATAGGTGATCTTGTAGTTTTTAGAGACAATGAATTAGAAGCTGGTCTTGTTAAAGAAGCAGAAGCCGAGGTTGTTGTTGTTAATGGTAATATAGTTGATGAGACTGACGGTGATATTATTATACAGGAAGAAGGTACTAACACTTTTATAACACAGTTTAATTTTCAACTTGAAGATGGTACAGTTTTTAATGAGGAACCTTATGTAATATTAGGAACTGATAGAAAATATAGTGATGTTTCCGGTTACTACTACCCAATCTATAAAACAAATTATGCAGCGGAACAATCAATTATTAAAAAATCATCTGCCTCTGTAAATGGCGCAACATTTAATTCAACAACAGTATCACTAGATGGTAATGTTGGGGAAGATATTACTATAGGGATGGTTGTACGATCAAATAGTATTCCTGTAAACACAACAGTTACAGTTACTTCTGTTACAGATCAGTCAACGATCCTTCTATCTACTCCACAAACATTTTTAGATAATGATGTTGTAGAATTTCAATCTCTCTCAACAGGAGTGAGACAGTATAGTTTCCTTGAGTATCCCGGCGAAATATTTTATTCTCCTAAAACTTTAACAGCTGTTGCACAATCAACTTACAATAGCGAAACATATACACTATATGGTGGTAACTATAATCACAGGGCAGATCATCTCTATGGTGAGTCTGGAAATGCTGCATCATATACTAGTGGTATCAACACAGAAGCAGTTCTTGGTGATAGATTTGAAACTGAATTGGCAACGAACACAATAGTTATAGACACCAATCGTTATGATAATGAGGGGTTTATTTTAGAATCTGGTGCTGGAGATATTACAAAAATACAGGTGACTAATTCGGGAGAAGGTTATGCACTTTTACCTACTGTTACAGTTAGAAGTCAGTATGGTGCAAACACAAAGGTTTATGCAACTACAACAGATATTGGAAAAATTTCTAGTGTCAATGTTACTAATCCCGGCTTCAATTATACTGAAGAACCTACATTAGAATTTCGTGGAAATTTCGTTGTAAAAGATATAACAGGAGTTTTTACTCCGGGCGCAGCATTAACATCACATACAGGAACAGTTCGATCATTTGACTCTGCAACTCAACTTCTAGAAGTTTCAATTGAAGACACAGTTGGTATTCAAGGTGAATCGTTTGGAGAAGGCAGTTACAATGAGGGTGTACTTCTAGAAGACTCTCTTGCAACATCTGAGTATGTTAATGAAAATATTATTTTGAATGCTAATCTTGTTTATGGGGAAAATTTAGTTGCTGAAGATGGCGATAGACTTTTAATAGATTCTACAAGCATAACGTCTGGGTTTATAAATTTAGAGGATGGTTTTGGTCAAATCATTATGGAACATCCAGAGGTCGAAGAACTAGCACAGACTATTCTTGAAGATGGTAGTGGTTCTCTTAGGTCAGAACCAGATACCTATGGTCATGATGATGATAATATCATGGGAGAATTTATCTGTCAAGAAATTGGATTTAGAAATGACGATGCAGTTTATGTATATGATCAGAGACAAGTAAAATTTCTATTGGAAGACTCAACAGTTCCTCCACTCAAATCAAATGATAACGCCTTTATAGTTCTTAATGCTGATATAGAATATGAAGATAATTTAGTTCTTAATGCTACAGATACTCTTGGTGCAAATTCTGGTGATAAGATTATTCCTAATTCTACAGATGCAAACGGTGTTGGTGATCCCACTAACAATATTGTTTTAGAATCTGGTATAACTGATAGCGTTAATGAAAAACTTTTATACGAAAATGATGACCCATTTACTAACTTGTTATTGGATGGAACAAATGCAGATACTCTTCATATAAACGAAAAAGTTTTATTTGAGGATACGGGAATTGATTTTTCTGCTGGAACAACATCTATATCAACTGTGGACGGGTCTGCAACAATTGTTCATGCAGATATTGCAAAAGCAAAATTTAGTTTGGGTACGTCCGCTGAAAAAACAGGAACATTTGGTGGTATTGAAAATTTAATTGGTGAAGCTTTAATAAGAATTCAAGATTCTTATTATTATCAAGATTTTTCATATGAAATTCAGTCATCATCTGGTGGTAGTTCATATTTAAATGAGTTGAAGAAATCAATTCACCCAGCCGGATTTAATGTTTTTTCAAAGGCTATTACCACTTCTTTTGTTTCTGCTAAATTACAAATTGGAGAAGCGCAGGAAATTGGCGAGTCTGACCGTGATGGTGCGATCTTCGATGCTATTCTTAGTACTACATTCTTCTCAATATTTGCTGCTCCTATTGAGCGCCGTCTTGGTTTTACAACTGAAGAAGAGACTGTCCTATTATTAGAAACTTCTATTCAAGAAACTTCTGATGATCAATTTGAAATTGAGGAAGAACTTGGTGTAGGTGTTATACGATTAGAAACACCAGAAAATGCTTATATTGATTTTGAAGCAATAGAAATATCTTATGGAATTGGTGCTGGCGAGTTTGGTTTGTTGTTAACTGAGGATTTAGATCGTATCGTATCAGAAAGTGCTGAAGCGATATCGAACAACCTTGTTCTTGATGGAACTGAAGATGGACATCTTCAAACATCTCAGGGCGATGCCGGGTTTAATATTATCACAGAAGACGATTTATCATTCGAACTTGAGGATAGTCTTCAAGATGGTATATCATTCCTTTCTGGTGAAGACTCTACAATAATAGACAATTTGCTTAGTGAAGTTGAGTCCGATATCTTTGTTATTGAAGGTATATCTGATTATGATAGAGATGTTCATGTTCGATCTTCTTATACAACGCACGTTGATGTTACGTTAAATAAAACACACAATACTGCTAATGGTCTATCATTCCTTGCAACTAAAACTTATGAGGGTATTAGTGGTGACGGTATTGCATTGGAAAGTGGTTCCTCTCAACTTGGTAGTCGTTTATTACTGACTCAAACTGACAGCAGTGCGTCTGATCTTGGTGATCACATTTTGTTGGAATCTGGCAGTGATGTTAATATAAATCAGAGTGTAACGAAAGATACCTATACATCACTTGGATATTCTACTAATAACTTTACCCGTGATTCTTTAGTTAATATTTCTAATGAAAATTCTTTTGATGGTATTATTCTTGAGGGTCAAGAAATTGGAACATTTAAACTAGAGGATGGATCAACTGTTACAGGAACATTTGGTGACGATATTCTTTTGGAAGATTCTACTGGGTTTGGTGTTGGTGAAAAACTGAGACTTGAAAGGACTTTCATTGCTTTAGAAGATTCTATAAATGTTGGTGCAAATCCATTCGATATGGCTGGTGATACTATACTTGAACCATTTACTATTCCATCAGATATATTTGTAAGTTCTAGAGGAACAATATCTTCAGAGGATATCGATAATCTACTTATAGATCATTCGGGTAACACTGAATTAATACTTGAATCCGGTGGAAACATATTGCTTGAATCTTCTCTTGATGATACGGGTAATATATCTGGACATATTACATTAGAAAGTGATGATGAATCTACTGGGTTCGAATTTTTACTTGAGGATGGAACTGATTTAGATTTATACGCCAGAACAACGGTCCTTGAGTTTGGATTTGATGGGATATTAACTACATTTGATAATAATCTAGCATCGTTCGATGTAGAACAAGTATAAATATAACAAAGGAAGACGGAATAATGGCATATCAATCAATAGGATTAGGTACTACCGCAGGGGATGGCACCGGCGATACCATTCGTAGCGGTGGTGACAAAGTAAATGATAACTTTGTTGAAATTTATACCTTGTTGGGTACGGGCTCTGCATTAACTTCTGGTATCAGTGCAACATCTTCTGTTGTTACTCTTGCTGGGCCAACAATCACTGGTGTTGCATCATTTGCAGACGGCAGCGTATCTGCGCCGTCAATTACAAACACGGGCGATGCAAATACAGGTATTTATTTTGGTGCTGCTGATACAGTCAACGTAACCACTGGTGGAACTAAAAGGATTGACATAGATAGTTCGGGTTTGGATGTAACAGGTAATGTGACAGCAACAGGAACAGTAGAACCAGCTGGTGACACTGCGGCGGGTGATAATGCTGCAATTGGTTACACATCTGCCGAGGGTTTAATCCTAACAGGACAAGGCAGCACATCAGATATAACTTTAAAGAACGATGCTGACGCCACAGTATTTACAGTTCCTACTGGTACTGATGACATTCTGTTCCCGGACAACGCCAAAGCACTGTGGGGTGCTGGTAGTGACCTTCAGATTTATCACAACGGTAGTAATAGTTATATTGTAGATGCTGGTACAGGAAATCTAAACTTACAAGCCGATAACAATATCAATATTCTCAACAATGCTGGTACAGAATTTAAAGCCCAGTTTATTACAAATGGTGCTGTAAATCTTTTTTACGATAACAGTGCGAAGCTTGCAACAAGTGCTGCTGGTGGAACTCTCACTGGTGTTTGGGTACAGACTGCTAATATTGCTGCTGATGCTATTACGGGCGCTAAGATTGCTGATGATGCTATTGACTCTGAACATTATGCAGCAGATTCTATTGATGAAGAGCATATCGCCAATGACGCTGTAGGTTCAGCAGAATTAAAAACTCTATCAACTCTGTTGATTAAGAACTCTAGTGGTTCTACACTAAAAACTGTTCATGGTGCTGGTGCATAATTATAATTAGATATGAACATGATGTATAAATACTAATACAGATTAGAGGAAACGGAAAATGACAGCAATCATAACAGAAAAATTTAGACTTCATAACGCAACTCAATTCTTTGAGTCTTTTAATGAAGCAGCCAAAAGCACATACTACATGATGATTGGTAAGCCTACTCCTTTCACATCAGGAACTAGTGGTGGAACAGATTCGGCACCACCTACTCCAGCTGATGATGTAACCAGTGAGTTTAATGTTTGGGATCAAGCTATCGCAGCAAAAAATATTGCAGCAGGTGATGTTAGTTATGCAATTTCTCGACTTAACTGGACCAACAATACAACTTTTGATATGTACGAAAGCGATGTTAGCTCTACTAATCTAACTTCATCTGGTAAATCTAGTATTTATCAATCCACATTTTTCTTCCGTACATCTGATAACCGTGTGTATAAGGTTATAGACAATAACGGTGGAACTGCTTACTCTGGTTCTGAACCTACATCTGAATCAACTTCCTTCTTTTCTCAGGGTGGTTATGTCCTCAAATACATGTACACAATTACCAGTGCAGAACAAACAAAGTTTTTGACATCAGATTTTATGCCTGTTAGTACTGATTCTACTGTTTCTGCTGCGGCTGTTGATGGTAATATTGAAAGTGTTATTGTTACTGCTGGGTCTGGATATACAGATGGTACTTACTATGTAGCAATTAATGGCGACGGCACGAGTGCGGGAACAGCCTCTGGTGCCGTAGTAGAATTTGTGGTTTCTAGTGGTGCCATTGCAAGTTTCGGTCTTACTTCTGGAACTGATACAATTGTTTATTCTGGTGGCACTAATTATACCTATGGAACAATTACACTTACAGATGACACAGTATTTGCAAATGCAGGACTAACAACTGCTGTAGATTCTGGTGACATTAATAACGGTAGTGGGGGTGCAATTAAAGTTGTAATTAGTCCAAAAGGTGGCCACGGTTCTAATGCGGTCAACGAACTTGGTGGTCACTATGTGATTATGAACACATTGTTCGTCGGTGCAGAGGGCGATGATCTTCTTACAGGAAATGATTTTCGTAACATTTCTATTGTTACTGAACCAACAAATTTTGGAACAACAACAGTTGCGACATCTACAACAGCTCGACAAACTTATGCACTAAAGTTGGCTAGCACCAGTGGTACGTTTGCTGCTGATGAAAAGATTACACAAGCAACAACTCTTGCAATTGGTAGGGTTGTTCAGTGGGATGCTAATAACAACATTCTTTATTATCAACAGGAAAGATACACAGATTATGGCACAAGTTCAGTGGGTGCATATATTGCGTTCTCTGGTGCAAATGTTGTTACGGGTGCAACTTCTGGCGCAACTGGGACACCTGATGCAAATGCGGACAGTGCAGTAACTCTTGCTAACTCAAATACTATCACATTTACCGATGGATATGCGAACCCAGAACTTGAACCAGACAGTGGGAATATTATTTACAACGAGAATAGAGCACCTATCACCCGTGCGACAGATCAAACGGAAGACATTAAAATTGTAGTGGAATTCTAATATGGCACAAAAAACTAATCTTAACGCAGCACCGTACTTTGATGATTTTAATGCAGAGAATAATTATCACAGAATTCTCTTTCGGCCAGGATATGCAGTTCAGGCAAGAGAGTTAACGCAACTTCAAAGTGTATTACAACATCAAATTGAAGCACATGGAAGTCACATTTTTCGTGATGGTGCAGTGGTTGTGCCGGGTCAAGGAACGACTCAAGAATATTATAGTTTGAAAATTGCAAGCACATTTAATAATCTAGAGATTGATCCTTCACAATACTATAACGCAGATAGTCCTACAACTATTACAGGTGAAACAACGGGTGTTACCGCAAAGGTTATTGGTTTCGCAGCTGCGACGACGACAGATCAACCACTCCTTTATCTTTCATATGAGCGGGCTGGTACAGATTTTGAAACTACAGTTTTTGCTGATGGTGAAAATCTTATTGCTAATACTCCAATATCACATTCGACATCAAGTTATGATGCAAATGTTGCATCTGCTACAACATACACTTCTGTGTATAGTGTTGCTGCAGGATCAACTCCAGAACAACTTGCAAGTTCTGAAGGTCCAGCATCAAGAACAGGTCTTGCGTTTCACATAGAATCTGGTATTTACTATATTCGTGGTTTCTTTGTTAACAACCCAGAAGAAACCCTAGTTCTTAATAATTATGATAGAACTTATACAGGAACAGTTGGTTTTAAAGTAAGCGAAACTATTGTTACACCAGAAGATGAAGAGTCTCTATTAGATAATTCTACAGGGTCAACTAACTATGCTGCGAAAGGCGCACATAGATTAAGCATTTCTGTTGCACTCTCTACTATTACGACTTCAACGGACACAAATAATTTTGTCTCTCTGGTTGCTCTTAAAGATGGTAGCTCGTCTGTAATTGGTCGTCGGACGCCATATTCTCAACTTGCTGATGAATTTGCAAGAAGGACTAATGATGAATCTGGAAGTTATACGGTTCGACCATTTGAATTTACTATAGGTGAATCAGTAGATGTTAGTGTAGGTAAAGATAATCTACAGGGTAGATATACTGTGGGTGCGACAACTGCTGATGGCAACACCGCTAGCAGCGATCTTTTAGCTCTTACCATATCGCCGGGTAAAATGTACGTCAGGGGTTATGAAATTGATAAGACTCGAACCACCATAAAAGATATTAATAAAGCAAGAGATTTTGAAACTACTAATGCTGGTATTACAACTTTTGACATTGGTAATTATGCACTCATTACAGATGTATACAATACTCCAGACATTACACAAATATCTGGAGAATCTACTCCATTCAAAACTGTACAATTCTATGATGCTGAAAATTCAACCAGAGGTTCTGCGAATGGTAATTTAATTGGTGTTGGCCGAGCTAGAGGAATTGAATTTGATTCTGGAACTGCTGGTTCAAATGCAGATGCAACTGCTCGTTATAGATTATATCTTTTCGATATACGTCCATTTACAAAACTAACTTTGAGTGACACTCCATCACCAACACTTCTTGCAACACACACAAACGGTGGTGTATTAATCACGGGTGTAACTTCTGGTGCTAGAGGTTATGTATATGCAGATGGAACTTCTGGAACTTCAGTAAATCTAATTTCTGTGGTTGGTACATTTAAAGCCGGAGAAGAGATTACATCTTCCGATTCTGCTGAAACAGGTGGAATTGTTGAGAATAGTAGTAATGCAGATATTACCGTAACTAAATCAGAAACTTTTACTTTTAATAATTTTAGACAGGTTTATATGGAGGATGCAGATAGTGGTCAAGACTTTACTGCAAATTTTGTTATTGAAACTGTAGGTAATGTTTTTGCTGATATTTCTCTTGAAGAGGATTCATTATCATCTATTGAATTAGAAATTGGAACAAGTACCAGTGGTAGAATTATCCAAGAAGATGCTGCAAGTTCAGCGGCCGCAAAACTAAAAGATACAGAAAAAAATATATCAGTATTTAGATTACCAAATAGAAATATTAAAACACTTCTGACCGCAACTAATTCTGGTTTAAGTGATACACAATATACAGTTCGAAGACAGTTTATTGGAATTACAAACAGTTCTGGTGTTGTTACCTTTAATGCGGGTACAAATGAAACATTTTTATCTCACAGTGAAGTAGACTATACATTATCTATTCTTACTGCTGGTGGCGGAACAGGAAAACAAGGTGATCTCGTTAGTATCTCTGGTAAAATTAGTGGTAGTGGAACATCAACTCTTACTATTACAGATGCAACCATCTTGGGAAGCGCAGCAAAAATAAAACTTACTGCGACAATTCTTAAAACTTCTGTTCAATCAAAGACTAAAACTACTAATCTTATGAAACAACTAAAAGTAACTTCTGGAACAACAGATGCCTATGGAACTCGTCCAAAAGACGAGATTATTTCCCTTGGCCGTGGGGATGTGTTTAATGTCGTTGCAGTTTTTGACTCAGAGGAAGCAAGCACGGATGCACTTGCTCCAGAATTTACTCTAACTAATCAAGCAGGAACATTTACCAGAGGTGAAAAAATCACTGGTGCGACAAGTGGCGCAACTGCAAGAATTGTTGATATTACATCTCCGATGAGTTATGTTTTATCTACTTCAATTTCCTTTGTATCGGGGGAAACAATCACTGGTGAAAGCTCCGGTGCAACTGCTACTGTCGGAACTCTTACAGATGGTAGTGTGAATATTCGTGATAAATATACTTTCGATTCCGGTTATCGTAATAATTTCTATGATATTTCTAGAATTATAAGAAATGGTGGTGAACCCGCACCCACAGGAAGATTGCTCATTATATATGATTATTTTGATCATGGTACGGGAGACATGTTTACAGTTGACTCTTATGTTGATAATGCTAATCAAATGGACTATGAAGATATTAAACCTGCATTAATCAATTCATATGATTTTAGGCCAAAGGTTGAAGATATTGCTGGTACATCAAGAACACTAGGGGTTATTGATGAAATTACAGGAAACTCTTTTGACTTCTACTCTAGACAATATGATGGCGCTAGTGCATCAATTTCTGATTTTGTCAAGCCCGGTTCTAATATTCAATCAGACTTTGAGCATTATCTTGGAAGGAAAGACGTAGTTGTAATTGATGACACTGGAACAATCAGTATTATTGAAGGATCATCATCAACTACGCCAGTAAAACCTGATATTCCATCAAATTCTGTGAAACTTGCTGATTTAAATATTCCACCATTTACTCGTAGGCCGAAAAGTGTAAGAATTGAAAGAACAAGAAATCAAAGATTTACCATGAAAGATATTGGTAAACTTAACCGCCGACTTAGTAATGTTGAGAGAATGACAACTCTAAATTTATTGGAAAAGGATGCTTTAAATTTTGAGACGTTAGATGCTAACGGATTGAGTAGATTTAAGTCAGGAATTGTTGTTGATAATTTCCAAGGTCATAAAGTTGGTGATGCCTTCCACAGAGATTATAAAAACTCTATGGATTTTATGCAAGGAACTTTGCGGCCAATTCATGTTTCTAAATCCGTCGATTTAGAAGAAAATGTTTCGACTGATTCTGCAAGAACTTCTGCTGGTTATCAGAAGACAGGTGATCTTATAACTCTCCCATATACAGAGGTAGTATTAACAGAACAACCGTTTGCTAGTACTGTTGAAAGAGTTGCACCATTCATGACTGCGACATGGAAAGGTGTACTGGCCATAGACCCAACACAGGATAACTGGATGGAAACAGAAATTGCTCCCCAGTTGATTATTAACCGTGAGGGTAACTATGATGCAACTGTTGCTGCTATTGGTAATAATATGGGTACTGTTTGGAACTCTTGGCAAACAACTTGGTCTGGAACTGTTCAGAGAGATGATGGTCTACCTGCTCAACCACCCGGCTTCGGCGATGATGGCGGCGATGATTGGGACGGCATGGACGCCGAAGCCGCCGATGCCGCCGATGCCGCCGACGGGCCGGGCGAGGGCGGTGAGGGTGCCGACGGCGGTAAGATTATCTGTACTGCAATGAACAATATGTATGGGTTTGGCGGTTTCCGTAATGCACTTTGGATGAAATATCAAAAAAATCATATGTCAAGAGAAGAATTTGAATTGGGATATCATAAATTAATAATGCCTCTAGTTAAAAAGATGCCAACAAACAAATATATTAGAAAATTCTTAGAGACTGCTGCTAAACAACGGACAGTTTGCTTGAGAAAAGAGATGCGTGGCCAAAAACTACCTCTCTGGTATAAAGTATCAAGATATACAGTTAGGCCAGTATTCTTTGCAGTTGGTTGGTTAGTCAAGAAAAAAATACTGTCTAAAACTGAAGTATAAATGACCGTAGGAATATTATGAAAACAACACACAAGCTTTTACTAAACCATTTACTGTGTCACTTTGCACTAATACCCGGATTTATATATGGTGATCTATGGATGTTTATTGCTGGGTTTATTTGGTATTATGTAATTACAATCTGTTCTTCAAGTGCAGGATATCACAGATACTATGCACACCAATCCTTTGAGGTGGGTAAATGGTTTGAATGGTACACAAATTTTTTAAGTTTATTTGTAGGATCAGGTCCGTACTTAACACGAGCCGCAATTCATAGACAACATCATGCTTACACAGATACACCTAAAGACCCTAGTTGTCCTGTACATCACGGTTTTTGGAAAATATATTTTAATGTGTGGGGATTAGACGGTAAGATAGAACGAAAATTTTTTAAAGGTTTAATTAACAATAAAGTATTAAAATTTTTTCATAATCATTATTGGAAGTTGGTGTTTACTATTGTTACAGTTTTGTTTTTAATTGATCCTTTATTATTAGTATTTGGTTATTGTGTACCTTGTGTTTTAAGTTCACATTTATTTGGATTGTTTAACGCATACTTACACAAAGACGGCAAGGCATCCAATAGTCATTGGTTAAATTTATTTACAGCAGGAGAAGGTTATCATAAAACACACCACGATAACTCTAAAAAGATAAGATTAGGTCTAATTGATCCTACTTACTTTTTTATTCGTTTTATAAAATTGGAAAGAAGTATAAATTAAAATGCGTTCCAGAAAGAATAGAAAAGAACTACCGGCTTTAGGTGTTGTTAAAGACATAAGGATAGATATAAAATCACTTGTAGAATATTGCATTAGTCAAGGACTTCTTGATACTAATTTGTATGGTGATATAAATGTTGAACATTACCCATTAATGAAGGATAATAATATACCACCCCCACATTTCAATACAAATAAGGGGATGCAAGATTTCACAATTGTTAATTCATATTGTAAGGAAAGTTTTTTTAAAGAAGAGGGTGCTGAATTTTTACAGAGTGAAAAGTACAAACAATTATATCTGACTGAATTTGATTCCTCAAAGTGTTCAAAAAAAATATCTCTTCATGAAACAAACATTTTTGAAAGAAGTAAAAGACTGAATCCAGAACACCCAAGTTACCTACCAGAAGCTGATGAGTATAATTATGGGATAAAAAACTCTCTAGTTTGTGGAGAAATTGAAAAAGTTTTAAATTGTTTCAAAGCATCCTTAACTAGAGTTAGATTTGCAAACTTAGATGCTAACTTTAAATTAAAACCACATTTAGATTATGACCCATCATATATAACTAGGTATCATATTCCAATCAAAACAAATGAAGACTGTTTAGTTTGTGTCGAAAGGAATGGAAAAATTATAAAAAAACATTTTCCAGCCGATGGTCAAGTTTATTTTTTAAATACAGGTCTTAAACACTGGGCTGAAAATAATTCAACTGAAAATCGTATACATCTTATTGTAGATACAAAAAGTCAAGAAGATTTATACTCTCTGCAAAATTGTTAGGTACTAATGATTATAAATAATCATATAAAAAAGATTAGGAATAATTAAATGGTAGTTAGAACTTACAACGCAACGCAACAAACTAGAACTGGTGTTCTCACTGAGGTGTTTGAGGACATTGAGTATTCTAGTGATGGGTTTAGGTCTATTGCTAAAACTGCTATTCCATATGCTCGTTCAAAAACAATTTCCTTCGAAGCTAAAAGTTTAAAACCATTTACAAAACTGTATGTGTTTTTTGATAAACAATTGGTCAATAAGTATGTGACACCGGGCGCTAGTGGTGCCGTTGGAACTACTTTCTCAAACTTCTCTGATGTTGAAACCCCTGTTGCTGGTAGTACATTAATTTCTGATGGTGTTGGTAATTGTGAAGGAACCTTTACTATTCCCAATCCAAGAGTTGATGGCAATCCTAAGTTTGCAACTGGTGATATTGATTTTGTAATAACAGCAGACCCAAATAACAAACAAGTTGGTGACGGCGCAAATGAAATTGTTGCAAGAGAAACTTACGCAGAAGCAATTTATTCTGCTAGAGGTATATTAGATACACAACAAGAAACTATTATTGCAACAAGAAATGCAATCGTAAGTACAACAGACCTTTTTGAAGAGGGTGAAGTTATTGTTGGGTCCGAATACACTCCCCCTCGTATGGACCCATTGGCTCAGACTTTTATTGTTTTGGATACTGATGTTCAAAACGATAATGTTAGTGGTTCATTTGTAACTTCTTGTGATGTATTCTTTTTTGCAAAGGATAATACATATCCTGTGACAATGGAAATTCGTAATGTAATTAATGGAGTGCCCGGACCAAAAATTCTTCCATTTGGTAGAAAAACATTACAATCTTCAGAGGTTACAACATCTACAGATGGAAATACTGCAACTACCTTTACATTTGACTCTCCCGTTTATATGCAGGGCGGAACAGAATATTCAATTTGTCTATTAGCTAATACTCCAGAATATAAAGTGTGGATTGCTGATCTTGGAACACAAGATACTTCTGGTAATGAAATCACAGACCAACCTCACGTTGGTGTTCTTTTTAAGAGTTCAAATAATAGCACATGGGTTCCATCGCCCACACAAGACATGAAATTTTCTCTCAAGAGAGCTAAGTTTGATACGAATGCTGCTGGTTTAGTTACGTTACAAAATAAAACACTTCCTGTAAAAACCCTTAATCCAAATCCTTTAGAGATGACAGACAATAGTACAACATTAAAAATTAATCATGCTAGTCATGGTATGTATTCTACTGCAAATAACGTCACTATTGATGAAGTTAAGTCTGGTGCATCAACAACACTTAATGGTACAATTTCTAGCACCGCAACATCGATTACCCTTACGAGTGGAACAAACTTTGATGACACTAGTGGTAAGTATTCTAGAGATGCATCCAACGTGTACTATATTAAAATTGATGATGAGATTATTAGTTATACTAATATTTCTGGAACAGGTATCACTAGTGCAACACGGGGCGCAAATAGTACAACTGCTACATCTCATGCGGATGGCGCAACTGTAGAATTGTATCAAATCCATAAGGTTCCGTTGTATGATATCAATAAAACACACACCGCAATTGGTAATATTGAACAAAATAGTTATACAATTACTCTTGGAACTACCCCTGTGGTTGATGGCGAGGGTGGTACGTCCACTTTCGGTGGAAATGTAGCTACCGCAACTGAAAATGCACAATATGATGTTTCTACTTTTATTGCGGGCACTTTAGTTCCGTCAAAAACTAAAATTAAGACGACAATGTTGACAACTTCTGGAACAAGTCCAAGTGGTTCTGAAACTTCATTTACAAAATCGACAGATAGTAGGGTTGTTCCAATTGGTGACAACTATTATTGGACAGAAAATAATTTGGTTGCGTCTGGTATTAATGAAACAAATGAAATGTCTGGTACAAAATCTTTGAGTGTTCCTATCACTTTAACTTCAGAAATTGATTCACTATCTCCTGTACTTGACTTGCAGAGGATGTCGATGATTGCTGTATCAAACCAGATAAATCAAATTGATTCCTCATCAGATGTATATCCTACATCTACATACAAAGCAATGACAGAACCAGAGGGTGATAATCATTCAGCAATTTATCTCACTAAGAAAATTGATTTAGAAACTCCTGCAACTTCTCTAAGAGTTATTTTAGATGCTCGACGGTTTCCCGAAGGAGATATTAAATTGTTGTTTAAAACCCTACGGGTTGATGATGAAACTAAATTTGAAGAGATAGGTTTCAGATTTTTTAACGACGATGGAACTGTCACTGGGTCTGGTGGGCCAGATGTCATAACTCGACCTTCAAAATCTATTAATGATTATATTGAACATGAATACACTGCTGGTGTGACAGATGATGGTATTGGTTCTCCTCTAGAAGATTTTAGTTCTTTTCAGATTAAAATTGTTATGAGGGCAACAAATCAAACTGCTGCACCACTAATTAAAAATCTTCGTGTTCTAGCTTTGGCCACATAATATGTCAAGATATATAAAAATAGAGGATGAAGATAATTACGTTAAAGATTCTAACGGTAGTCATGCAATTATAAATAACAATGTAAACGCATATGAAATCGCTAAAAAACGTGCAAAAGAAACACAAAGACATAGAGATGAAATGCGTGAAACAACTAGAGAATTAAATACTTTGAAATCAGAAATGCATGAAATTAAATCTTTACTACAACAATTAGTTAAAGAGAACTAATACCGGAGAATACAATAAATGTCATACCAAGCACTTAATTTAGGCACTGTTGTTAATGACGGCACCGGCGATACACTTCGTGCATCAGGTGATAAAATTAATGACAACTTTAGTGAAATTTATACCCTACTTGGTGATGGCACATCATTGTCAAGTGGTATCAGTGCAACTGCAACAGTAATAACTTTAACTGCGCCAACAATTTCTGGTGTGGTCAGTGGAACAATCACATCTGCCACAATTACAACACTTGCTAGTACAACAGTAAACGCAACTACCCTTAATGGTGGAACTCTTGCATTAGCTGCTGGTTCTATCACCGATAGTTCTGGTGCGATTAGTTTTGGTAACGAGAACCTAACAACAACAGGTTCAGTTACAGCTGCATCGTTAGATATATCTGGTAATGTCGATATAGATGGTACACTTGAAACTGATGCACTAACAATTGATGGCGTTTCACTGGCA